ATCGAACGCGACCGGCTCGACGCGATGGCCCGCGCCCGGCAGGCCGAAACGGCGGCCGACGAGGAAGTCGCCCGGGCCCTGCTCGAAAACGTGACGGCGAACCTCGACCTGCTCGCCGACCTCGGGATGATCAGCGCGCAGGAACGCGGGCAGCGGGCCCGGGAAGTCGCGGCCGAGCTGCGCGCGATCGAAGTCGCCTCGGCCGAGGAACAGTACCGGATTCAGCGGCAGCTGATCGAAGACCAGCTGAAACTTGAGAACCTGCGTCCCGAGGCCCGCCGGCAGCTGAACGGCGAGCTCGAACGGCTCGACATGGAACACGGGCAGCGCATGCGCGTGATGACGGCCGAGAATGCCAAGGCGGCGGCCGACGACGTGCGCGACGCGATGCGCGAGGCCGCCGCAGCTTGGCGAGATACCGCGCAGATTGCCGGGGACGGGGTCGACGCGGTCCTGAACAACGCCGTCACCGGCGCCCGGTCATGGTCCGACGTTTGGCAGGGCATCGGTCAGCAGGCCCTGAACGCGATCACCGGCTATGTCGGGCAGATGGTCGAGAACTGGATAGCGGGCCAGTTCGCGATGACGGCGGCCGAGGGCGCCGGCGAGACAGCGCGAACCGGAATCAAGGCCGGGTCGCTCGCGGCCGACGTTGCCCTGACGACGACGAAGACCGGGGTTCACCTGACCGGCGAAGGCGTGAAGACGGGGGCGACAGCGGTCGGCGTCGGGGCCCGGACCGGTATCGAAGCGACCGGCGCCGCGACTTCGATCGCCATATCGGCAGGGATGACCCTCGCCGACGTTGCAAATAGCGCCATTCGGGCCGCCGCAGGGGCGTACGCGGCCATCGCCGGCATCCCGGTCATTGGACCGGTCCTCGCTCCGCTGACCGCTGCGGCGACCCTCGCGGCCGTCCTCGCGCTCGGGAAGTCGGTCTTCTCGGCCCGGGGCGGGGTCGACAGCGTGTCGAACGACGGGGACATGTACGAACTGCACCGCGAGGAAATGGTGCTGCCCCGGGACCTCGCTAACCCGCTGCGGCGTCAGCTGCGCGGGATGGGGGTCGGCCCGATCGGTCAGGCCGCCTCGGCGGGTCTCGCCGGCGCCGGGGCTGCGCGGTCCGCGTTCGACGCCGGCATGTCCGACGCCGGCGGGGGCGGCGCCCGGCCGCCGGTCGAGTTCCACTTCCACTCGCTCGACGGCCGCGACGCGAAACGGGTTATGAAACGGGCGGGGCCGCAGATCGTCGAGGCCCTCATGGGCGAGGCCCGCAAGTTCAATATCAAGCCGGCCGGGGGATAAGCCGTGAGCGCACCATACCTGCCAATCCGCTGGCTCGTCGACACGCCGTCCGTATCGGACGACCCCGACGTGTTCCCCCTGCTGCCCGGGCAAATGTTCGTGTCGCAGAAGGGCCCGGCATGGTCGACCACGGTCAAAAAGACGAAGTCGGGCCGCAAGCTGCGAACCGGCGAATACTCGGCGCCCATCTGGCGGTTCAGGGTTGCCTATGAGGTCCTGCGGCAGGCCCCCGACAAGCTCGAGCTCGACCGCCTGTTCGCGTTCTTCAATATCCGGCGCGGTCAGCTCGGCGAGTTCTTCTACTTCGACCCGCACGATCACCTCGTCACGAACGAGCTTCTCGGCATCGGCAACGGCGCGAACCGGACGTTTCAGCTCGTCAGAACTACGTCCGGCTGGACCGAGCCGGTCCTCGCCCTGTACGGCGTCCCGACCGTGACCGTTGGCGGCGTCCCGACCCTCGCGTTCGAAACGAACGACTTCGGCGTGATCGTCCTCAACGTTGCCCCGGCCGAGGGCGTGCAGGTCCGGTGGTCGGGGCAGTTCATGTTTTGGTGCGGCTTCACCCGCGACGACCTGACCGCGCAGCAAATGTTCGACCTGCTATGGTCGAGCGAGGGCGTGTCGTTCGAGAGCTTGAAGCCGTGAAGACTGCAACCGAAGAACTGACCGCCTTCCTGAACACGGCCCGCGCCGGCGTTAAGCCGGACCTCTACACCTTCACGCTTCGGTCGACGAACGACGGCGAGACCCTTGTCCCGGTCGAGCAGACGAACGGGTCCGGGTCCTACTTCATCGTCGACGCCGGCGAGACCCTGACCGACCTCGGCGGCCTGCTGTTCGCGATGACCGTCACGGTCGCGAAGCCGCTCGAGTTCGGCATCATTGCCGAACTCGCCGGGTGGAACGACGGCGACCCTCGACAGATGCTGACCGAGGACGGCGATCAAATCCCCGACGGGACATGGTCGGTCGGGCAGACGATCACGTTCCGCTGGAATCCGGACCTGTCGAACTGGACCTATGTCCCGCCCTCGGCCGCCCCGTCCGTCCTGCGTTGGACCGACGCCGACGTGCCGATCACGCTCGACGCCCCGATCGTCGAGGCCCCGACGACATGGTTTCGGGGTCCGAAAATCGGCCGCAGCGGTATCTCGTCGAAGCGCGGCGTCGAGGTCTCGACCTTGAGCGTCACGTTCTACCCCGAGACGACCGACCTCGTCGGCGAGGTCCCGCTGATTCCGTTCATCCGGTCCGGCGGCCTCGACGGCGCCGTGCTGAACCTGCAGCGCGCGTTCGGCTTCACGCACGACGACATAGTCGGGACCCTCGTCATGTTCGCCGGCCGGGTGACGAACGTCACGGATATCAGCCCGACCGAGGTCACGATCGAGGTCTCGTCGTGGCTCGAGCTGCTCAACGTGAACATGCCGCGCAACCTCGTTCAGCCGCCTTGTCTGAACACGCTGTACGACGCGGCCTGCGGCCTGACCCGGTCCGACTGGGCCGTCGACGGCGAGGTCGAGACCGGGTCGACCGAGACGGTTATTCAAACCGACCTGTCGGAGGCGACGGGCATGTTCGACCGGGGAACGATCAAGTTCACGTCCGGCGCCAATGCCGGCCAGATCAGGACCGTGCGGGCGCAGGTCGGGGGCGACGTGACGATCGTTCTCCCCCTGCCGGTCGCCCCGGCCGCCGGCGACACCTTCACGGCCTATCCCGGGTGCGACCGGACCCTCGCGACCTGTACCGCGAAGTTCGACAACCGGATCCACTTCCGGGGTCAGCCCTTCGTCCCGACGCCGGAAACCGCCGTATGACGCCCGAGACCCGGACCGCCGTCGTCGCCGAGGCTATGAGCTGGCTTCGCACGCCGTATCACCATCACGCCCGGGTGAAGGGCGTCGGGGTCGACTGCGCGCAGCTGCCCATCGGCGTCTATAGCGCCGTCGGCCTGATCGAACCGGTCAAGCCGTCGTACGTCAGGGACTGGCATCTGCACCGGGGCGAGGAACTGTACCTGCAATGGGTGCTGCGCTACGCGGTCGAGATAGACCGGGCCGACGTGCTGCCGGGCGACCTCGGCCTTTGGAAGTTCGGCCGGACCTTCTCGCACGGTGCGATCGCGGTCGAACCGCCGCTGTTCGTTCACGCTTGGATCGACAGGGGCGTCGAGCTGGTCGATATCGACCGCGACGAAGAAATGCGGGCGCGCGACGCCCGGTTCTTCACGCTCGGGGGGGCGTAATGGGCGGCAAGGCGACAATCGCGAACGAGGGCACGCGCATCAATGCCTTTCAGGTGCAGCGCAGCAGCTACGGCGTCCCGCTGCCGGTCCTGCTCGGCGGGACGAACCGCATCGCCGCGAACCTGCTGTGGTACGGCGACTTCAAGGCTATTGCGACGACGACGCGGACCTCGTCGGGCGGCAAGGGCGGCGGCGTCAAACAGTCGAACACGACCTATTCGTACAAGGCCTCGCTGGTCATGGGGATTTGCGAGGGCCCGATCGCCGCGATCGTCGCCGTCATGCGCGACAAGTCGACTTTCACGGACGGCGCGACGACCGCGATGCAGCAGGCCGGTCTGTCTCTCGGGACCGGGGCGCAGGGACAGGCCGTCTGGCCCTACCTGACGACGAACCATCCCGCCGAGGCGATCGGCTATAGCCGGACCGCGATCGCGTACGCGGCCGACTATGAACTGACGAGCGGCGCCGGGTTGCAGAACCACACGTTCGAGGTCGAGTCGCTGACGAAAGAGGACGACAAACCGGACGCCAACCCGCGCGACTGTATCGTGAACTTCCTGACCGACCCCTTCACCGGCGTTCCGGGCTGGACCTCGGACCTGCTCGACGACCTCGACGACTTCGCGACGTACTGCCGGGCGGCCGGGATATTCTTCTCGCCCCTGCTCGACCAGCAACGGCAGGCGTCGGAGACCCTGAAAGAGCTTGCCGAGGCCGCGAACTGCGCGCCGGTGTGGTCAGAAGGGAAGCTGAAAATCCGGCCGTTCGGGACGCAGCCCGTGACCGGCAACGGCGAGACTTGGACGCCGGACCTGACCCCGGTCTATGACCTGACGAACCGCGACTTCCTCGTCAACGATGACGACGACGACCCTATGTATTCGGACCTCAAGCGGCGGTCCGACGCGTATAACTTCGTTCAGGTCGAGTTCCTGAACCGGGTCCGGCAGTACGCCGTCGAGACCATGCCGGCCTTTGATCAGGCCGCAATCGAAGCGTTCAGCGAACGCAAGGAAAACCCGGTCAGCCTGCATTGCATCTGCGACCCGGGCGTCGCGGCGATCGTCGCGCAGCTTCGCCTGCAGCGCATCTGCTACGTCCGCGAGACGTTTAACTTCCGCCTCCCTTGGACCTTCTCCCTGCTCGAGCCGAGCGACCTTGTCACCCTGACCGAGACCCGGATGGGGATTGACCGCAAGCTCGTCCGTATCGTGTCGATCGACGAGGACGACGACGGCGACTTCGAAGTCGAGGCCGAGGAAGTCCTAGTCGGGGTCGCTGACGCCGCGCTGTACGGGTCGCAGGTCCCGAGCGGCTATATCGGCGACTATGACGCCCTGCCGGGCGACGTGACCGACCCTGTCCTGTTCACCCCGCCCTCGACCCTGACCGAGGGCCGGCTCGAAATGTGGTCGGCCGTGACCGGGCTCGACCCGAACTGGGGCGGCTGCGAAATGTGGGTCAGCCTCGACGGCGACAGCTATCAGCGCGTCGGGGCGATCACCGCTGGCGCCCGCTACGGCGTCGCGACGACCGCCCTCGCCTCGGCCGCATCGCCTGACGAGACGAACACGCTCGGCGTCGACCTCGCCGCCTCGAACGGTGAACTGCTGCCGGCGACGCAGGCCGAGGCCGACGCGGCCGTGACCCTGTTCTATCTCGGCGGCGAGCTGCTCGCGTACCGCGACGCCGACCTGACCGGCGCGGCCGAATACGACCTGTCGTACCTGCTGCGCGGCCTGAACGGCTCGACGATCGGGGCGCATGGCATCGGCGCCGACTTCGTCCGGCTTGATCAGGCCGTGTTCCGCTACGCCTTCCTGCCCGAGCAGGTCGGCGAGACTGTGTACGTCAAGTTCCGGTCGTTCAACGTCTTCGGCCGGGCCCTGCAAGAGCTCGAGGACCTCGACCCGTACACGTCGGTTCTGACGACCCCCGGCGCCCTGCCGGACAAGGTCGCGGGCATCATCCGCACGAACCCGACGACCGAGACGACGATCAGCCTGTCATGGACGGCGGCGGCCCGCGCCGACCGGTACAAGGTGTTCTGCTATTCGGCCGCCGGTCTGACCTTCTATCGGTCCGCGACCGTCACGGCGCCGGCCTTCACCTATCTGTCGACCGAGCAGACGACCGACGGGGCGACCGGCGGGATCCTGATCCTCGTCGTCGCGAACAACGCGGCCGGCGACGCGCCCGGCACGGGGTACACGACGGCCGACGCCGGCGGGGGCGGGGGCGGCGCGCAGCCGGTCGCGGTCAGCAATCCGGTGGCCCAGTCGAGCAGCTTCAACTCGTTCGAGCTGTTCTGCGACCCGTCGGGCGACCCCGCGACGACGGGATATGTCGCGTACATGGGGTCGAGCCCGGGCTTCACGCCGACGGGTGCGCCGCGCGGGACCTCGGTCGACCCCTTCATCGCCCTGTATTCGAGTGCGGGCACGCGGTACGGCCGAATCGCCGCGATCAATGCGAGCTGGGATGGCGACGTGGCCGACCTGAACTTCGCCGCCGAGGTCTCGGCTGTCGTCAGCGACTATTACGAAGACTGCCCGGCGCCCGAGACCCCGGTCCTCATGGCGGACGGAACCGAGAAGCCGGCCGGCGACCTCGTCGTCGGCGATCAGGTCCGGACGAAGCATGAAACGACGCGCGAATGGATGACCGGCGCCGTCATGGCCGTGAAGCCCTCGACCGGGCCGCGCTGGCGCATCATCTTCTCGAACGGCCGCAAGCTCGTCTCGACGCCGAACCATCGCCTCGGCCTGCCCGCCGGCGGGTTCGAGCATGTGAACCGGCTGCGGCCCGGTGATCAGGTCGACGGGGTCGAGCTGCTCTATGTGACCGAGTCCGGGCCCGAGCCGGGCGGTCCGGTCGTGCGCCTGACCATCGGGGATGCTAGAACGTGCGTGACGGCGGGGGCGCTGTCGCACAACATCAAGTACATTCCCTAATCCGGCAGCTGGGGGGCAGCCAATGCAGTACGTCTCGTTCTACGCCGTAAGGCACGACACCGGGGCGGCGCTGCCTCTCGCTACGGTGGCCGTTCTCGTCTCGGGCACGACGACGCCGGCCCTGCTGTTCGACGAGGACGGCGACAGCCTGTCAAATCCGATGACGGCCAGCGCCGGCGGCCTCGTCGGGTTCAGGACGTACAACGGCGAGTACGATATCCAGATCACGTCGGGCGCCTATAGCGC